CCGACATTCGACGGCTGCTTCAGTCAGAACTAGCAGCACGATCCATTAGACTGTCCCTGCTTGACCCCTCGGCGTGGGCTAAGAGGGGAGACCAGAAGACGATTCACATTCAGATTGAGGAAGCAACAGGCCTCAAGTGGGAGAAGGCAGACAACGATAGAATCGGCGGCAAGCTCTGGATGCACGAAATGCTCCGGTGGAAACAGAAGCCACCGGCGAAGATTCCAGAGCAAGGGTTCGACATCGAGATGTTCTATCACATCTTGAGGAACCAGAGCAACCAAGCGGCTGTCGATTACTACAACGCATTTCAGCCTGAGGAGCCGGAAAAGAACATCCCGAAGCTCCAAGTTTGTCGAAGCTGTGTGGCATTTAGAGAGGCCATCCCAGCTTGCGTTTACGACGATAAGGACGGGGAGATCGTTGAAGACGTCAAAGAGTTCATCGGAGACGACCCGTATGATGGAGGCCGGTATCTTCTCAAAGGCTTCCACCGATTGCTTAGTGAGTCGGTCAGAAAAGGCGTAGCATTCGATCAGTTAGGTCAGATTGTCCAGAACCTGAAGGCAACTAAGGACTGGAACAGATACTTCAGACAGATGCACAGCTATGAAAAGACTAAGAGAGGTCCTCGCCCGGTTCATCGCGGGCGTCGTCGAGGTGTTCACTACGTCGCGCACTAAGTGGGTGAACGAGAAGCTGACGCAGTTAGCAGAGAATCAGCAGGAGACAATTCATGCACAGGCGAAGAAAATCGTCGACCTCGAGCGAGCCTATGGGATCCAGCAAGAAAAGATCTTCGGGCTCAGAGATACTCTCAAGCAGACCAATACTGAGAATGACCGTCTGCGGGATGAACTCGACGCCGTCGAAAACGCTCGCCTGCTTGCGGAAGGTAGGGTCGCAGATCTCCAGAGCTCTCTTGACCTTGAGCGTCAACGATTCGATAGTGCAATCGCTCACGACCGGGAAATTACGGCTGGAATGCGTGCTCGATTCGGTCTCATTCCCAAGCCAGAAGGTCAAGCCGCTCCGGGACAAGAACGGCCGATTCAGAGCGGCAGGCCGGGGTGGAGAGGCACAGCGACGCAGCTCGAAAGGGAGAGCAAGAAAATCGCAGACAGGAACGCAGAGCACTGGCAAGCAAAGATCAAGGCGGTAGAAGAGCGCGACGCGAAGTTAAATAGCGATAAGGTCCCCGATGCAAACAACCGAACTGACGCCGTCGAAAACGAACCCGCAGGAGCGACAGGTAATTAAGGACGAGGAGTTCGCTCGTTCGCTCCGTGAGATCGTTGAACATTTCGACACGGCTGACGAATCAGTCAGGGACCGACAGCTCCGTAAGTGGAAGAAGCAGATGTGCTATTGGGACCACATTCAGTATGTGTGGTGGTCCGAGGTCGCACACGATTGGCGGACTCCCGAGCAGGCCTCGGAAGAGTTCGACGAGAATTCACAACTGAACATCGACCCCTCGCTCTACGCGAAGGTCATCAACGTCTATCGGGCGCACGGAGAGGTTATCATCGCGGCAATGTCCGCGTCGACTCCCAGGGTTATCTTCCCGCCCTACGACGCCGACAACCCGGATGATGTTCTCGCCTCGAAGAGCCGTTCGAAGCTGGCAGAGCTGATGAACAAGCACAATCATGCTGAGCTTCTTCTGGTCAAGGCGCTTTACATTCTCTATAACCAGGGCGTCGTCTTTGGTTATAACGAAAATTTCGACTCTCCTGAGTTTGGTCAGGTCGAGATTCCGATCACCGGGCCGGTTCCGGTGGAAATTACGGAAACTATTTGCCCCAACTGTCTCGCGGTGCTCGGATCGGAAACGACCGACCTCGAGGGAATGGAGGACGGCCCCGAAGATCCCTCCGTGACTGGCGAGATGGGGATGGAGGGTGGGATGCCGCCCGGTGACATTGCTCGCCCGGCGAACATTCCACCCTCAGGCCCGCCAGTCATTTGCCCCGAATGTCAGCAGGAGGTCATTCCCGAGTCCCAGTCCGTGATGGAAGAGGAGGAGCGGGAAATCGGGGTCGAATACAAGGACAAGTGCAGGGAGCTGATCTCCGTTTGGGGTCCGCTCAACGTCAAGGTATCGCCGTGGGCTCGTCGACTCAAGGACGTTCCGTATCTGATCCTTGAGACCGAGGAGCACTACGCGATGCTCCAGTCGCTGTATCCGGAAATCTCGTCGCACATTGACGCGGGCACCGACGGAGACACCTATGATCGGACGATGCGCACTCCGACGCTTTACGAGGGCGATTCTCCGAACGACCTGCAGACGGTCCGACGTTGCTGGCTCAGACCCTGGGCGTATAACGTTCTCGGCGTCAAGGACGATACCAATCTCGCGAGGGTCGAAGAACTTCGTGAGATGTTCCCTGATGGTTGTTACGTGGTCATCATCGGGAACGATCTCGTCGCTGAGGCGGTTCCTGATCGGCTCGACGATCATTGGACCGCTACTTGTCATCCACTCTCCGACGTTATTCATGCTGAGTCTCTCGGTGCCCCGGAGATGCCAGTTCAGGAGATGGTGAACGAGACGGCGAACCTGACGCTCGAGAGCATCGAACATCAGATCCCGGAGATCTACGCGGACTCAGACGCTATCGACTTCGAGAAATACGGGGAGTCGGAAGCTCGTCCGGGTATGACGTATCCGGCGACGAAGCGGCCGGGAGAATCCCTCTCGAACAGCTTCTACGAGGTAAAGGGAGGCTCGCTCAGCAAGGAAGTTGCCGAGTTCACCGGCTGGCTGGAGCGCCAGGGTCAGTTTGTCATCGGCTCCTTGCCCTCAGTGTTCGGAGGAGCGATCGAGGTGGGCTCGAACACCGCTCGGGACTATGAAATATCCCGGTCGCAAGCCCTTCAGCGTTTGACCATTACGTGGAAGTTCGTCACGATCTGGTGGGCCGAAATGACCGACAAGGCTGTCAAGAGCTACGTCGAGAACATGGTCGGCGACGAACGCTACGTGCAGGATAAGGGCGGTAGCAACTTTGTTAACGTCTGGATCCGACAGATTCAACTGACGGGCAAGACCGGAGAAGCGTATCCTGAATCCTCGGAGTCGCTCCCGGTCAACTGGAATCAGAAGCGCGACATTCTGATGCAGATGCTCAACATGAAGAACCCAATGGTCGAGGCAGTTATCGCCCATCCGGAGAATGCCGGTCTGGTCGCTCGCTATATGGGGCTGGCGGAGCTTTACATCCCCGGAGACGACGACCGGAACAAGCAGCTTCGGGAGATTTCCGAGCTGATCATGGGAACGCCACAGGAGACCGTCGACGAGATGGGTCCCCCAGTTGGTGTCGATCCCACTGGACAGCTCATTCCGGCGATCAAAGAGACGAGCTCTGTCCCCATCGAGCCCGACGTAGACAATCACATGGTCGAGTCGGAAGTCTGTGGGGCGTGGATGAAGTCGGATGTTGGTCAGGAGATGAAGAGGACGAATCCCGCGGCATACTACAACGTCCTCCTCCACAAGAAAGAGCACGACGCTATCATCCAGCAGATGCAGATGCAGGCTCAGGAAGAAATGCTCCAGCAGAAGCTCGTTGAGCAGGAAGTGCTGGGGACTGGCAAGGAGGGTCCTCCTAACAAGGAGAAGAAAGAGCCCTCCCGTGACATGGAGCCGATAGGAGTCTAGAATGCCTGCTGAAGTTTTGAGACTAGGCGTCGAGAAGATAATTCACGACGTCGCTGAAGTTGATGAGGGAACGTCTTACGGTCTCCCAACGCGTGCGAACCTGGTAGAGTGGCAGGTCGTAGCGGAGGGGACCGTTACCGTTCTGATCGAGTGTTCGCTCGACGGGGTGAACTGGTATACGGTCGCGACAGTCGCGGCAGCCGCAGCGGGAGGCGGAACTTTCCTCTCAGGTGCCAAGTATATCCGTTCCAACGTGACAGTGAACGCAGGGTCGGATGGGGTCGTCACGACGATCAACGTCCACGCATACGGCGTTCAGGTCCCTGTTCCGATGCGAGTTCCTTACATGCTCGCACAGACAGGGGCTCCGGTCACGGTTACGGCGAACAGCACGGACGAGGAAGTCCTCGCGACGCTCAACATCCCCGGTGGGTTGATGAAGCGGAACGGGATGCTCCGACTGGTCATCATGTGGCAGTTCACGGGGAGCACGAACAACAAGTCTCTGCGAATCCGCATGACGGACATTGCTGGGACGGTGCTGTTCCTGACGACCCAGGCTGTCCTCGCGAACCTTGAATACACAGTCGATTTTGTCATTCAGAACACGGACAGTGAGTCGGCTCAGGTCTGTCGCGGTGCTGCACAGTGGGGTGCGGCAGCGGTTACGCCAGTTACGACGGCAATCAACACTGCGAACCAGTGGTCAGTCGTAATCACCGGCCAGAAGGCGACGGGCTCGGAGACGATCACTCTTCTCCATTGGAACGCGCAGATTTTCCCGGCAGACTAGTTCACACTTAGGAGACGAAGATGCACATCTGGAAGCTGTTTCAGGTTCAACCGGTCCTCTCCAACGACGAGGGCGGTGGAGGTGGCGGTGGCGGAGACATCGGTGGGCAGGGTGGCAATCAGCACCTCCAGGAGGATCTTGACCTCCTGAACTCCGATGATCGTGGAGACGGCGACCAGGGTGACGATGATGGCACCGGCGACCAAGGAGACGATTCTGATCCTGATGAGCGCCGTAATCGCCCTCCTCGCAATCGTGATCGTTCTGCTGAGCGAGGCGAAGGCGACGACGCCGACGATGACTACGACAACCAGGACGATGACTATGCTGATGATCAGGACGAAGATGATCAGCAGGACGATGACGACGAACAGGAAGAGGATGAGGAAGGCGACGACAAGGACAAGGACGATGAAGGCAAGAAGGTCCGCGTTCAGGGTCGTCCCACAATCGCTCAGATCCGGGCATACGACAAGAAGCTCTTTCAGTATCTGCCCGGACTCCGCGACGTCATCTTCTCGGAGCAGAAGTTCCGTGAGCACATCGCCGACCCGGAGCAGGCACAGGAGTTCGCTGAGAAGGCGATTCAGTTCGACAGTCTGGAATCTGATCTGTCGGCTGGATCTCCGAGGCTTCTTCTCAGCCAGCTTCGGGAGGGCAACCCGGAAGCGTTCACGCAGGTTGCAACGAATTTCATGCGCGAGGTGCGCACCCTTGACAGTCAGCTTTACTCTCGGCTGACGCTTCCGATCATCAAGGAGGCCCTCTTTCACGCGTCGAACTACGCGAAGCAGAGAGGTGGACGTGAAGGGGATAACCTTCAGCGTGCGGCCGAGTGGATGTCGGACTTCGTTTTCCAGAATGGCGGAAAAATCGAGCCGCTGGAAGAGGAACGGGGCGGGAAGCACCCCGCGGAAATCCAGCTCGAAAAGGAGCGGCAGCAGAGGGAGACCGAGCAATACAAGCAGGTCAGCGGCGACATCAACGGCCGGATCGACAGGGCGCTTGTCGGTCTGATCACGGAAGGGATGGACCCGCGGCTCAACAAGTTCATGAAGGGAGTCATCATCGACCGAGTCCTCGAGGACATCGTCGGTGGCATCGGTCAGGACAAGCCCTTCACGATGAAACCCCGCGGGATCTGGGGCCGGGCTAAGCTCGCCCAGTATCCCGAGCAGATGAGGAAGCAGATCGTCGATGCACACGTCAACCGTGCTCGCGGCCTCTTCCGGGAACTTCGTGACAAATACACCAGGGAGGCGCTCGGAGGTCAACGTCCACAGGGCCAGCGCAACAATGGTGAAGAGGACAGGAACAGAGACAGGAACAGGAATCAGGACAGACAAAACGATAGAGACGGCAAACCACGGAAGCGTCGTTTCGATTCTCAGGGTGGACGTGGGGATGGTCGCAGTCAGGGTAGTCGCAGGGAGGCGGTTCTCGATGCCAGTAAAATCGATTACTCCCGCACTACGGACGCCGACGTTCGCAGCGGAGACCGGGGTCGGATCAAGCTACGGGGTGGTAGCCGCTAACCGAGGCACACATG